GGTCAAATACAATCTGGCCATTCGTGATCGAGATTTGCATGGTCATTATTCCGTTGCGCCGATTGCCGGCGGCGTCCGGCTGGGGAAGCGCCAACCCCCGCGTTTATCGGTCGGTGGTGTCCTGCCCTTCGTCGCGCGCCAGAATGTTTCCCATTCGCGCCATTCCGGGCTCGTGGCGCTGATCCAGACGCTTGGCGCTGGCATATTAGCGGCTTGATCCTGAAACGCGCGCACGGCCTCTAAAATCTGATTCACGCTGCATCGCCGCGCCGCCATTTGTTCAACCATCGCCACAAGGTCCGCCATCGTTTCGCCCCGTGCATGTCGCGCATGTGCGCCCGCGTCGCGCCCGCGCGTTTTTTGATAAATTCGGGTTTGTGGGTGTGTACCCAGTCGATCCGTGCTGAATAAATCCATGGGATTGCTCATTGGTGAGGTTTGAGCAAAGGGCACAGGACGACAAGCCCCAGCCGCAATGCGACCGGGTGTCGTTCCGTGCCCTTGCGATCTTGCTTGCTCATCGGAGCCGGCCGTCGCTTCAGGCCCGACAGGTGCAAGCGGCGCCCTGTCAGTCGATCACTACTTGCGACGCCTGCCGTGGCGCCGGTCTCCGGGCTTTGATCTTTCGGACTGCCCTTGGCCTTTGGAGACACCCCACAGTTGGCCAGAGAAGCCCCGCCGCTGCCGTCAATCTAACCGACCGGCGGGACATGCCGGCGCGGCCGTGAAGCCGCGCCCAGCGTGATTAGAAGCGGGTGACGCCCCTGTGGAATGATCCTCTGGCGTAGAGGTCCGGCCGTGCCTGTTTCAGCGCCCGGTTCTCGGCAAACCGCCCGGCGATTTCCGCGTCGTCGTGTTCGAGGTCGAGAGCGTCGCCGTCGGCTATCCCGGTGTCGTCGTCTTCGGCCGGGGTGTCGTCTTCGCGGTCGGGGTCTCCCGACAGTTGGTCGCAAAGGTCAATGAGGCTTTCGACAAGCGCCTCCAGACGCGGCAAAAGGCTGGGGTCGATTTCAACAAACTCGCGGGCGCTCATTGCTCGCCCCCGTCTTTGTTGCCGCCAACGGCCTCGATTAGCATTGGCGCGATGTCGTCCAGTGAATTGAGTGCGGAACTGGTCGAGATAAGATAGGCGATGCGCCGGCGTTCTTCGTCGTGATCCTTGCAGCGATAGGATGCAATCGCGCCGATGGCGTTGCATTCGGCGTCGCTCAATCGGTCCCAGTTTTCTTGCGCTGCGGTCAATCCAAAGTCTTTTTGCCGCCGTTCCTCACGGTCAATCGCTTCGTCGATCTTTTGATAGAGCGCGTCCTGTGTTGTCTCTATGAATGTCTCGAATTGAGCGGCAAAGTCAGATGATAGGTTAGCGATCATCGGGACTTGGCGACGACAGCGGGCAATGATGTCGTCGGCATAGCCGCGCAACCATTCGCGGCCTTCGTTCACGCTTGGCGACACGTCGCAAAGTTGAACCTTAATCAAATTAAATTCGGTCGCGTTCTTATAGGCGTTTTGCGTCGCCTCCAGCGTTTCGGCGGCGGCGTCGAACGCGGCGGACGTGGCCCTGTGTTTCTCGATTAGGTAATTCAGCGTTGCGGCCTGTGCGCCATCGCCAGCGGCCGGCAACGGCGCTTCGTCGTCTTGCGCCAGTTCGCTCAACTCGCCGTCATTTACCGGCTGGGCGCCATCGCCGACGCGGCCGAAGATCGGGATGCGCCCGGCGCCGCCAACGCCAGCGTGAGGCGTCAAGATCACTTCATCCGGGTCGCGTTTTTCAGGTGTTGCAGTCATGGTTGATGCTCCTTTATGGCGGCGACGATGCGCGCCGTTTCGACAAGGGCGAAGATCGACGCCAGCGCCAAGAACGGCGCGGCGAAGATCAGACAGGCGATGCTGTGGTCGCTCATGTCCGGGCGCTCACGGCGAACGGGACAGACAGGCGGGCGGTGAAGCGGTCGCGCTGGGCGGTGGTCGAGAAACAAAATTCCGACAGGTTGCCGCTATCGGGGAGAAGGAACTGGACGGCGAGACCGGCGGCCCGGTCCGCGTCGCGCTTGCGGCGCCCAAGGGCAACGGCTTCCGGGCTTAGGCACTCGGGCCAGCGCCATTCGTGGTTATGGTCAAACTGCATCGGGCAAGGTTCTCCCGTTCGCCGGAAAAGCCTTTCCCGGCGTTGGTGGGTGTGGTAGTGAAATTGTCTAACGTCGGATAAAATAACCGATATTAGACCGAAAGCAAGTGAAAATATCTAATGTCAGATAAATTGACGCTTTTGCCCTCACAATCCCGTGCGGCGCGGGCTTTGCTCGAATGGTCTCGGGGTGACTTGGCCCAGCGTTCCGGCGTGTCTCTCGCCACGTTGGCTGATTTCGAAGCCGGGAAGCGCCAGCCCTATGATCGGACGCTTGACGATATCCGCGCCGCGCTCGAAGCGGCCGGGGTCGAGTTCATTGCGGAAAACGGCGGCGGGGCTGGGGTGAGGCTTGCAAAGGCGAAGGCGGAATGAGCCTCGTTCACAATGAGCGCAAGAAACTCTTGGCCAATCTCTTGAATAATATGGCCAGCGCTTGCTTTGCAGTTGGCATTATCGCGCCGGCCGCGAAGGCTTTCGAAACAGGCGGGACGGCGGCAAACAGTTCATGGGTCGGCTTGCTGGCCAGCTTTTTCGCTTGGTTGGTGGCGGTTATCGCTCTACATTTATCGGCAATGGTCATTCTGGGAGGGTTGAGAGATGATTAACGGGCAGGATTTTATCCTCTACGTTCTTCCCCTCATTATCGCCGTTCTGGCGGTCATCGTGGCCTTGGTCTCATCCAAGATTGACGGCCGCAGCGCCAATAATTGATGGCGGCTTTCTGTGGCTTGCGCATATCGGCGGCGGCCGAAGCCTTCGCAGAGGCGACCAGTCAGGAATTGGCGACCAAGGGCGACATTCGGGAAACCGAATTGAGACTGGCCGGCGAGATGACCGGCATTCGAGGCGAGATTGCCTTGCTCAAATGGATGGTCGGCTTTTCGCTCGCCCTTCTCTCCGCCATCGCAATCAAGCTATTCCTGCATTGATGGCGGCCGTATAGCGATGAACGATATTCAGCTATTCGCCTTCGTCATCCTGCCCATAGCCATCATGATCGGCGGCGCGCTGGTCGCCTACCTGTCCGGCGGTTCGAACAAGCGCACTATTGGCCATTAAGACCGTCGCCGACATGGCGGATTTAAGCCCAGAGACCGTGCGGGATTTCGAGGAAGGGCGGCCGGTCAACGCAAGCCTTGTCGACGTGCTGCGGGTGACGCTGGAGTCGATCGGCGGCGATTTCGGCGCGGCCGGCGATCAATCGGCGATCGGGTGACGGAGTATTGCCGGCCGGCGATGGCCAGGCGGAATAAAACGCGGGATTTTCCCGCTCTTTAGTCGCAATCGCTTATAAATCAGCGGCTTAAAATATGGGATTTTCCCATATTTTGAAGGCGGCCGGCGCGGGTGAGTGTCTGGCTGGGGAAAGCCGGGCGACAAAAAGCCGGGCGATCAAGATTTGACAGGCGGCCGGTCTGTGCCGATATTTCGGCCTATGACCCATCATCCGAACCATAGCCCCCCCAAGGCAATCCATTTGATGCGCGTCGTCGCCTCATGCGCATTGCTTGGCGCGGTCCTCATGGGCGTATTGACGGGGTGGACAGATCAACAGATTGTCGACTTTCGTTTGTTCGGCGCCATCGCCGGCGGTCTGGCGGCCGTTGCCGCAATGCTTTTTCATATCATCTAAAATTGATCGGCGCGGGTGAGCAATATTCCATCGGCTTTTACGGACATTTCAGCGCAGGTCGATGGCCACTGGTTTGATATTTGCTCTTTGATTGGCGGCCTCATTTATGCGCTAATCCGTTGGGCGCGTCATGGTCGCCAGCACAAGCTAATTTCCAAAGAAACCGGGCTAGACATAGCCAATGGCGTTAGCCTCTTTCCCTTGCTTGTTCTGTCATTCGCCAGTTTTTCAACAACTGCATTAAATGCGTTGCTGCAATCCAATAGACTCATTTTATCAGTCGCCGGCATTGTCGCGCTGCTGGCGGTTCTTGAAGATTAAGAGAGCGCGATCAGGTCACTTATTCCCCACATGGGGAGAGGTTCACAGAACCGGCCTCTGGTAGAAATTTCAGAAACAGGCGCGGCAAGGGTAGCAGCTTGGTCTATCGGGCATGGGTGACGCTCCTAGCGGGCGCGGTCTCTGGCATGGCGGCCGGCGTCTGGCGATCTTCCGGCTGGGCGCGGCGGGGGCTCGTGTAGGCGATCCGATGATGACATGCGCAGTATGGCCGGCCGGGTAAAGCCGGCTCGCCGCAAAAGGTTGTCGGCGGTTCGTCACGCTCGCCAAGAGGGTAGTGACAATCGCGGGCTCGAAGATCGAGGAAGGCGCGGCCGGTCATTTCTTGCCCTGCGCTTTGGCCAGCGCCAACAGCGCATTGATGGCAGCCGGCGGGCGTATCTTTATTGACGGTCCCGGCCGGTCGAAGATCAGCGCGACGACAGCGGCTAATCCATGCTCGCCCCCGGCGCGTTGCATTTCGTTTTCCCATTCGCGAATCTTCGCGTTCCATTTTTTCCAGTCATCAAGTGTGACGTCGCCCCCGGAATTGCCGCCCAGCCGGTCTGGCATCGGCGCTCCGGCCATTGACGCCCATTTCCGCCGGAGCGTCCCATAGGCGTCCGCCGCGTCGTAAAGCGCGCGGTCGAGACGATGCTCCAGACAGAAACGCCCAAGCGGGTTTTCAGCAAGCTGCGAGCGGTTTCCGCGTCTGTGTGGTTGCGACAAGACGACGTTCATTTGCGCTTCGGCGGCGCGGCGTTCGGCTTCGGCGATCTTCTCCAGCGTGCGCGGCTTTTTGAGGCGACCGGAAGCATATCGTTCAACGGGTAAGATGCTGGCCAAAGATCAGCCTCATATCCAGTGTTGCGGGAAACGATAGGGACTTGAACGCAACGCGCGGGTGATTTCACGGGCAAGCCTGCCCGATGGCGGGATGCTCTTACGCTCAACATAAACCGCCCTGGGCTTCTCCTTCGGCCGGCGCGGCTCGATGTTCCGACGCTCGATCAAGAACGGCCGGCGGGCGCTTCTCATTTGCCCTCGAAGATGCGCGCCAGTTCATGAGACAAACGCGCCGGCAAGTCGCGCTCCACAATTTCATAAAATTTTGCGGCAGTCGCGCCCGTGACCATTTCGTTGGGGATAAAGACGCCAGACTTTACGGCGCGCATTTTGCCGCCCCATTTGCCGCCGGCCGCGTTCATAAGCACATTGCCATGGAATAGCGGATTGATCCGACGCTTTCCGGGTGGTCCGCTTTTCTTGAACGCCCCGACAACAAACTTTGCTTTTCCCAGCGGTCGGATATTCACGCCAGCGCCTTTTTCGACGGGGTGGAAATATCGCGCGGCGATGTCTCCGCCCCTCGATCGGATGGTGTATTCGAGACTGCCCTTGCCGGCGACATACCCGCTCGATCCGCCGTCGCGCGCCTTCGTGGTTTTAAGAGCGCGCTTCATGGTTCCGACTTTCAAGCCGGTTTGCTGCGCCAGTTCCCGGACCATCGCCGTCCGGGCCTTGTCGCCAGTATGATTGACCGCGCGCCGGATGGCCTGTGGCGCTTTCGTGCCAGCGGCTTTGAGCATGTTGCTCAGTCGATCGAGCCCGACAAATTCTACCTTTAGTTCGACGCTCATCTAGTGCGCCTCCCCGCGTTGTTTATGGGCCAGCAGTCGCAAGATGTTGGCCTTAAATTCGAGTTGCTTTGCAGCTTCCTCGTGCGACGTGATCCTGCAAAGCGCCATCGCCCATGCGTCCAAAGCGCCTTCTAGGGCCGATGAGTAATTCGGCCCAAGAAACGCGCGCCAGTCGTCGGCGAGCGCGGATTGCGTTTGATAGGCGTGGTCGCGCACGAAGCGCAATTCTTCCTCGTTCATCGGCGCGGTTGCGTCTGCGGTCATTTGTTCGGTCGTGTCTGTCATGGCGCCATCGATACTCCCGTATCGGCGCGAAGATTGCCGCGCGCCGCGATGGCCTGCTCAACTTTCGCCAGAAAATCAGTCGCGGCCTCGACGACGACCTTGAGATCGATGTTCGCCGCGCCTTCCAGCTTGACCGGTTGCGGCGGCGCAGAACGAAGCGCGGCGGCGCTTTCGGCCAGCGTCGCGCGGGCGACAGCAGCCGGGTTATGCGGCGCGACTTGAAGCGCCTTGATGTCCCCGACACCGGCATTACCTAAGCCAAAGCCGAGCGCGCCCGGCGTAACGCTCCCGGCCGCGTCGCCACCTGCCCAGCCAATGCCGCGCGTTCCGCCGAATGACGATTGGAAATATCCACGAAGCGGCGGAAAACCCATCGCGGTTGCACGATCTAGCCCGGTCGCGCTCATGTCTCTCATGCGTGAAAAGACATGCGAAGCGGATTCGCCGCGCCCTGTGAATATGTTTGCGCCGGTGTCATAGCTGTTAATCAGTCGATCGATCATGCTATTGACGGGCGACAGCGCCGGTCGGGTCATCCGGTCGCCCATTTCGCTCGCCAGCGCAGACAGGCGCTTGATGTGGTTGTCGGTCGTTTGCAGTTCCGTCTGTTTTGCGGAATCCATCGATCCCTTAGATTTGCCACTCTGCAGGGCGGTCCAAATCCGCGACAACTCGGCTTGCGATCCGGCAAACTTTAATTGTTCGTCAAACCATTCTTTGCCCATTGTGGCGAGTGACAGCTTTGTCGGGTCTTTGCTCTTGTTCAACGCCTCCAGAAACTTCATGGTCGTTCCCATGGCGTCTGTCTTCATGCCTTTTTCGAGACCTTCCGGCGTGAAGCCCATCGCGCGATAAGCGGCTTTTGCGTCCTTATCCTGCGCAGATGCCGTTCGAAGGCGTGAACCGAATTGACCAAAGAACCGGGCGCTAACTTCCGGGTCCATGCCGACGCTGCGCAGCGATGTCAAAGCCGCAAGCGACTGGTCAGGCGTGAAGCCGGAATATTTCGAGGCTTCCATAACCCGGCCGCTCATGGCGGCGATGTCCTTTTCGGACGCGGCCGATATGTCGCCCAGATAGTTCACCTTGTCGGCGTAGTCCTTTAGTTGCGGAATCGTCCACTTGGTTTGCGCGCCGATTTCAGCCAGCGTTTGCGCCGCCTCTTGCCCGCTCATGTCCCAACTGCCTGCGGCCTTAACCGCAAGGTCAATGAACCCGGCCAGGTCTTTGAACGCGACGCCAGACTGCCCGGCCTGCGCCGTCAGTTGGGCGACTTCCTCGCGCGCCATGCCATAAGTGCGCGCGGATTTGTTGATGATCTTCTCCACGTCGTCGAATGTCTTGCCTTCGTCCAGCGTGACCTTCTTTCTGACGTCAGCCATCGCCTTTTCGAACGTGATAGCTTGATGCGCGCCATACGCGGCAGCGCCGCCGACTGCCAGACCGCCGACAGCGGCCGTTCCCAAACCCATTGCGCCGCCAATCGCTCCCGGCGCGGCATAGCTGGCAAAGTCCGCAATTCCGTTTCGGACCCCTGCCAACTTGCCCCGGATGGTCGTTACGTTTGGCATAAACCGGAAACGTCTCTCTGCGGCGTCAAGAGCCATGGCTTGATGGCGCCACGTCTCGCGCGACATGCCACGCGATACGGAGTCCATGCGCCGGTTTACGGCGAGCGCGGCCTGCTCCAGACCCCTCATCTTTTTTTCGATGCTTGTGAACGTCTGGCCGGTCTGGTCTGTGGCCTTAATTCGCGCTTCGGCGTCTATTATGCGGGACATGGTTTTCGCTCCTAATGTTTAGGTGTCGGCGCGTCGCCCTCATGGATAGCGCGCGGGTCATCGGGTCGCGTGATCCCGCGTAAGATCAGGTCGACGCTTTGCGCGATATTCGGGTCGATTGCGGATATCTCAAAAACCTTTTTGAGACGGTCGACAAGCGCCGGGTCGCTCGCCGCGAGGTCTTGCACAAGCGCCTGCAATATTTTCACCGTCGCGATGTTTGTTCGGTGGTTCTGCAAGGACATTTCCGCCAGCGAATGACAAAGCCGGGACAGGGTTTGAATGTCCGGCGCGTCGCCGGGATAAGGGAAAATATCAGCCATCGGTTGCGCCTTTCTCGTTTTCAAATCCGTCCGCGAGTTCGGTCAGGCCGGCTCTTATCAGCCGGTCGATCACGTCGATTTCGGCTCGGGTCATTGCCGGCATTTCGCCGCTCGCCAGCGTCGGAATCGCCAACATTCGAGCCCGCACGGTCGCACAAACATCGCTCCAGCGATCTTGAACGATTGCGGCCTCGATCAGCTCGCCGCGCGCCAACTGGTTTTTGAGCGCATGGCCATCGGCTTGCTCTTTTGCCAACCGGGCGCGTTCGGCCGTCAGGCTTTCGACAGCATCATGTCCGCCCCGGCCCGATGCGGTCTCGCGAAGATGTTCGATCAGGTTCCGGGTCGACGCTTTCAGGAGATATCGGCCGCGCCCGGATTTCACGGCGATGTTGCGCTCGGCATAGGTGCGAACGGTCCTTTCGTCACAAGCCCAGATTTGTGCCAGCGCCGCGCCGGACAGTTCGATGTCGTCGTTGATTTGTGTCAACGGAAACGGACCCCCATTATAGAAAAATTGCATAGAATTGAAGGGTGGGCAGGGTCCGAGCGCGAGGGACCACCCCCCTTCGGAAGGACCCGTTTGCCATGATAACAATGGTTTAGCGTTATTTTAGGGGCGTTTTCAGGTTGTGCTATGAGGTCGAAAACGGTCGGAAAAGACTGTTTCGACGGTCGCAGGCCATTTTGTTCATAGATAGCATCTATGAATGAGATTGCGTCGATCATGGGGTGAAGACCTGTAAGCCGATGACGCCTTGCCCTATTGCGGCGCGAATGGCGTCGGCCCGGTCGTCGATCACGATTGCGGGATTAAAGCCGGCGTCTCTGGCGTCGGCGAGCATGTCAGATTTCACGTCGTATTCGAGACGCACATCGCCGGGCTCGCGCATGTAGAGCTGGTGATATTTGACGCCATGATCGGCGAGCCATTGCTCAGTCTGGTCTCTGGTCACGGCGTCGCGGCTCGATATTAACAGCACAATCTGCCCCGCTTCGTGCAGGGCGTTCGCCAGCTCGATCATGCTGGAGATCGGCTTGTCGTCAGCGATCCCGGCGCGGTAGGCTTGCCAATCCGGCGGCCGGCGCCGTAGATGGTGCGCCCGATGCGATGAGTCGATCAGGACGCCATCAAGATCGAAAGCGATGCAAATGGTCATGCGCGTTCCGATTAGCTGACACTCGCCGCACGGGCGGCGGCGACTTTCCTCTGCGCTTCGCGTTTTGCTTCGGCGACGGCGCGGGCTTGTTCGGCTTCCTGCGCTTCTCTGGCGGCTCTCTCGGCTCGCCACTGGCGTTCTGATTCCGCGTTTTTCGCCGACATGCGTGCCGCCCAGTCTGGGTTGCTGTCGACAAACATCGGCTTGTTTTCGGCCACGAGCGGCTTCGCTTCGGAGCGGGCGGCCTCGATCATCCCGCGCTCGGTCATTATGCGTTGCAGTTCGTTTTGGTCGAGAGAGACAAAATCTCCCGGAAGCGCGACGCCGGCCGGATGATGTGACACGAGAAAATCGGTCACGAATTTTTCATCGGCCATGATTTTAGCGACCGTCTCGCGCGCCTGCCTCGCCCATGCGTCGGCTTCCTCGCGCACTCGCTGATGCGTGTCGACGGCCCGATGACGGGCGGCGTCCAGCGCCTCGATCAACTGAGGGAACAATTCCGGCGCGGCGGCGATGGCGGCGGTCGTCTCACGCAGTTCGGCGCGCACGGCGTCCAGTTCTGCGGCCATGGCTTTCACGTCGACAGGATCGGTCGCGGGTGAGTCGGCGTTCACGCCCAGCGCGGCGCCGGCAATCCCCAGCGCACGGGCGGCGGCTTCCGCGCCCCCGGCCGTCGCGATCTCGCGCCCGATTGCGTCGGCGCGGTGCTCCAATTCCGACGCTTTGGCCCTCAGGTCATCGAAGCCTTGTCGGGCACGCTTCACGGCGATCAGAGCGTGATCGAGTTCGCGGAAGGCGCCCTTGCGGGCGGCGACGGTCTGGTCAAGATTCAGAGCCGGGATTGAATACGCTGCTTGCTGGGTTTCGGGTTTGATTTTCATTCGTCCTGGCCCTTGTTTCTGAATAGGTGGCGGGAAGAATGGTGGCAGTTCCATCCTTCCCGCCTGTCCCGGTGCGTCGACGCGGCGCCCGGTTTTCTTATTTCCCCAGAAGCGCCCGCGCTTCGGCGGCGCCGCGCTGAAAATCAATTTCGTCCTGACTTTGCGCGATCGGCGACTTTGCGAGGGCGGCAAGAGCGGCCTGTGAGCTCATGTTCGTTTCAAGCGCAAGATGACGCGCGAGCGGTTCGCGGCCATTTGCTTCCGGTGAATTGATGATCGACGCGATGCGAGCGCGTTCGGCTTCGGCGCCCTGTATGCGCGCCGTCGAGATGGCAAGCGAAGCGGGCGGCGTCGGCGGGGTATATGCAACAGGTGCCGGCGTTGCGGGCGTTGGTGCAACAGGTGTCGGCGCCGGCGGTGTTGCGGACGGACAGACGGCGGCGCTGAAAGGGGTTTTTGGAGTGTTGCATTT